TATTAGCATTAGCAATTGTAATTACATCACCTACACTTGCTGTAAGTTGAGTTAAAGTTGAAATTACAAAAACATTTCCAGTTCCTGTAAGAACTGCACCATGACCTATGTTCCAGGCGCCACTTGACCACTCATCGGCGTTCCAGTAACCACCAAAATCTATTTGAGTTTCTAATTGTTGACCAGTAACATTTGCAAGAGCATCAGGAGATGTGTTCCAAGCTCCTACGTTATACCCTAACCTGTTCCAACCTTCTTGCGCTGTTGGCATAGGAGTTTACCTCTCTATGCTATACGAATTAATCCGTTAGTAGCATCAGCGTTTGGAAACTGTAGCTCGAATGTTCCGTTTGTAGATGTTTTAACACCACCAAAATCTAAAACTGCAATTGCAGCATTGCTTAAACTATTATTATAAATTAAAGCAGCTTGTGCAGAAATAGTTGCATTAGCAAATGTAACATTATCAGCATCAAATATTGCTGTAGTTCCATCAACAGTAATTGCAACATTAGTTAATGTAGCTCCACCAGTTGTGTAATTAGTTCCGCTTGATGAAATTTCATTGCTTGTAGTGTACGCAGTAGTATTTTGATCTAAAGTAGCAAGATTAGAATATAAAGCACACTTTAATACAGCGGCTGCTAAATTAGATCCTGGTTTCATTAAGTCTTCCTTAAATGTAACCGTTATTGCTTGTGTAATCGGCATTTTTTATTGTCCTCCAGTTAAAGTGTTTTCACCGAGTGGGCTACCAGGAAATTTAAAGTCCGTTCTTCTTCTTCTACGAGCTTCATTATTAATAGCAGTCACACTCTCAACATATTTTTTGTTGTAGATATTATAGTCTTCCATGTTCTTTGTAAAGATATTTGCTTCAGCTAAACAACCATATAAAAGAGCATCAGGAGTATTAGTAGTATAATAATTAGTTGTATTTGTATTAGATAATGGATTAATTCTTCCTTGATATCCTAATTGAATACTATAAGCTTGATCAGGAGTAGGAGCTAAATATAAAGTATTATCATCAAAATTAGCAAAATACTTAGGTTGAGCTGTTATACTTACATTAGGCCAATACTCTTGAATAAATTCTAATGGCTTAATCTCTAAAAAAGAAACATTACCACTTACTGTTATATTAACATAATTAATAAGCATAGGTTCAATAGCTGATGGTAAAGTTACAAATCTATCTCCAGCATAAACTGAAGAAGTCATATTTTGATTAAATCCTACTGGATCAATATCTCTTGATAATCTAAATTCAGTATTATCTATAAATGTATCTAATTGATTTGCAAAATCAGTTCCATTATTTTCAGCCCAAAGTTGTATATCACTCTTTAGACTTGAGTACGTCATTGGCATCTTTTTTATCTCCTGGTGCTACAGTAAATTTAGACCATGCATATCCTTTAAATGCATAAGTTCCCCAATGAGTAAGAGGACTTAATAAATCAGCGTGTATTTTACCACCAATCTTTTGCCACATTCTACAAAAAGCATAGTCTTCACTTAGATATCTATTACTTTTTTCATCAATAATACAGTCAAAAAATGCATATGTATTTTTAGAAGTAAATCTCTCAGTATTTATAATTTGATCGCTAGTATATTTAAGATTAGGATAAGCTTTCATCATTTTATAAAAAACTTCCTTTTTAATACACATAAAGCCAGTTGCAGCATCTAATACTTCTACAAATCCATTTTTCATTTGTATATTTTTAGGATCTACAAAATTTAAATTATATCCTAAAGCTTTTTGCTCCATATTTTCAAAATCGCCTTTTTTAGCAAGTTCAGAGACATGGTTCCAATCTACAGATTTTCTAGCATAAATACCGCATGCTATATCATGGCCTGAATCTAGTAATCTCCATATATTTTTACCTTCGAAACCTATATCAGCATCTATAAACATTAAATGTGTAAATCTATCATGTGGATCAGATTCACATAAATCTAAAAATTGTGCAACTAAAGTATTTCTAGCTCGTGTAACTAAACTTTCATTTCCCATAGTATTTAATACCATGTGAAAATCATTTTTAGCAGCTACTGATTGAGTTTGAAGAATTCCATGAAGATAACCTTCATTTAACATTCCACCATAACAAGGAGTTGCAACGACAACTCCATATTTTTTCTTTTTATTTAATTCATCACTCATGAAGTGACTACATTAACACTTCCTAGAGATAATGATAACAAATTTGTTGTAGCTTCTGCAACTCCTACTGCTAATACAGCTCCTGATGTATTAGGGTATATAGTCTGTATTTGATCTGGAACACCACCTATGAGTGAATTTGGGACATTTAAACGTGCATTTTCTAGTGCTGTAGCATCAGTAAAGTAAGTTAAATCAAGTTGTGGATGTTTTGGTTCATATTCAGAATCATGTACAAATAGACCATTCCATTCAAATAACATCTCATTATGAGGAAATTCTAATCCACTTCTATCTGATATACTTCTTCCATATTTTCCACTTGCAAATTTAGTATAAGGTGCTCTATGTGGTTTTTTACTTCTTTCTCTATTTGAATTTGCACCAGCCATTAGATTGCCCTTCCATAACCAGGTACTATTCTTGTTGTAGGTGTAGAGTCAGCAGCTTGTGCTCTTGAAAATGCTTCTTCATAATCTAATTTTAATTCAGCTCTCATATTACCATCTATGCCTGGTCTTTTTTTACTTAAAAAATAAGCTAGACCTGAACACATTGCTTCTATCCAACGAGAAGGTACATCTACGTTTTGATCTACTCCTCCAACTGTATTTGCTGTTATATCTTCCATTCTTCTTATTCTCCAATATCTCATTATATCTGTAGAGTTAATAGGAGTTGGATATAAAAATAAAACTGGTGTAGATAATCTTTGTAAAAAGAATTGAGTAGGTAAAGATTGAGTTGATTTAACACCGATAGCTTCGTAATCACCTAAAGCTAAACGTGTCATATAATAATCAGTATTAGTTCCACCTTCATTTCTTCTAATACTTGCTTCTACAATATCAATTGTATCAGCAGGAAGTGTATATTGATTAGTTCCTTGTACTAATGATAAAGTTTCTAATTCTACAGTCCATTGATTGTAACCACGATTGGCCCAATCTGTGAACATTATATTTAAACTTCTTCTAGCAGAACGAACATCATAACCTAATATTGGATCACCTCCAATACGATCATATGCTTCCTGAATTACTTCAGTTACATTTAAACTAAAATTTGCTGTACCTGATAGTGCCATAAAGACCTACGCAAAGAATACAGTTAATGCGGCAACGTTAGCTAAATTAGCTTGAAGTTTAGTTTCAAATTTTATTCCTTCATCGGGTAAACTAATAGATATAGGACCCGATGCAACACTTGCTGCTGTAGTAATACTAAATACAGTTACATTATTATCAGCAAATGTAACAGTTCCAGCATTAGCAGTTGGAGTTGCAATAAATCCTTTTAATCTAGTAGGTCCACCAAATAGAATAACATTTGATCCTGTTGTACTTGTGCTATTTGCTTTTACATCTGAACCTGACATTTTATCTCCTTATAATAGATTATATTTTTTTAAGTCTTGTAATAATAGACTAACTCTGTCTTCATTAACAGCTGGTTTTCTTCTAATAGATGATAATATATCGCTAGTATATTGATCTGATAAATCTAAAGATCCAACATTTAAATTCTTATCTAATCTACTATCAAAAGCAAAATCTTTTCCAGAACCACCTCCACCACCAGATACAGGTTTAGAATCTGAGAATTTATTAATAACTTTTTCTATATCAGCTAATTTTTTATCAAGAGTTTGTTCTTGTTTTTGACCTGTTATATAATCAGAACCTGTTTTTATATCAGTAGGTTTTGCAGCTCTATAATCTTCTTGTTGTCCTAAAATTTGTTGTTCTTCAGAAGGTTTATATTCTTCTTTAGCTTTTTGAAATTCTTCAAGTTGTTTAGTTTTATTATCTTTAAATAAATCACTTATACTAGAAGAAGCTCTATCTTTTGTCTCTGAAACTTTTGTAGCAATATCAGTATTTGATAAATTAGAAAACGTATTTGATAAGGTACTTCCAATATTTCCTATATCATTAAAGTAATTTAAAAATCCGTATTCGTTTTCCATAGTATTTTAATGAGGGCCCGAAGGCCCTCTATAAATTATGTTACGTTATTATTTTGTACGTATTCAACAGTTACGATAGCTTCTCCAGCTGTACCGTCACCACTTCCTGCTGTAAATACAGCAACAACGTTACTATCAGTTGTTCCAACATCACTAAAAGAAGCAACAATGGCAGCATTTACTGCTGTTGTTCTTCCAGTAGCTTTTGCATTAGATGAAGCAATGTAAGCTGTAGCATTTGAATCAGTTCCTACAGAAACTGTAGAAGCTGTAGAATCATTAGTTACAGTAATTACATCTAAATACACATTCACGATTTGTGAATTAGCAGGAATTACTCCTACTCTTGTATTTGCAGTAGCACCTGACAATGTAACTGATTTAGATTGAATCATTTGTACAAAACCTGTATTTTGTACATTTTCTCCAATTGTTGTACCAGTAGTTTCTTTAATCGTTCCCGCTTTAATCGGTCCCGAAAATGTAGTTGTACCCATAGTCTATACCTCCAGTATAGTCTGCTTTCGCAGTCGTTTGAGTTAAATACTAGGCGTATTGCTACGCCTAGTATAGATTAGTTATTAAGCAGCTCCTTCTGAACCGTAGATAGCTCTCCAGTCTGTGAAACCGAAAGAGTATCTTTCTCTAACTTTGTATCTCAAGTTACCAGTTTCAAAATCGCCTTCAACAGCTTTTTTGATTGGTGATCTTACAAAGTGTTTCATTCCATCTGGGCAATCAGTCATAACGAAGTATGCATCAGGATCAGTTAATCGCTGGTTAACAGCAACTCCGCCTGGAATCATACCCATATTCTTCATTGCATTGATGTCATTATCAGCAGTCGCAGGTCTTAAATTAGATTTAAGAATACGCTCAGCAACGAACACCAATTGAGGTGGAACGATTAGTTTTTGTCCAGTTAATGCTATTGGAATGCTTCTGTCATCAACCGCAGTTGAGATTTGAATCAATAAACTTTCAAGAGAAGTTTCTGATAAATCTGCAGCTGTCGATAATTTGTTAGAAGCTGTTCCGCCACCGCCTAGTGGGTGATCTGTAGCAAGTAAAGTCTTGCCATCGCCACCTACTGAAGAAGTAGTTGCATTGTTAAGGATGTTTGCACCTTTAATTTCTTTAGTATGTTGCATTGATCTTGCTAGTGCACGAGCATACTTAGCACCTAAAGATCCGTACAGACCATCTTCTTCAGCTTCCTCAGTTATTGAGAACGCCAAAGCAATAGTTTCATGTACATATCTCGCAGTGTAACCCTCTTTTCCACTATCGTAAGATATTGCAGCACCTTCAGCTTTAGTTGGTGCAGCTCCGAAGCCGATCATTTGTACATCTTCTTCAAAAGCTTTCATTGATTGCTCAATAGAGTAGATATCTCTCCATTGTTCTGGGTATCTATCATACTCCATAGCAAACACGGTATTTAAACCAAGATTAAGCTGCTTGGTAAACAGCGCCCTATTTAGTGCCATATGTTAATCTCCTTTGATTAAATACCGCTAGAACGTGTGCCGTATAGGTGATTATTAATAACCACTTCTAATTTAGCATCCGCTCCAACTTCATTATCTGGCGCATCTACAAGTCGTAATATTCTCAAAACTTGAGCAGTTGTGCCCAAAGATGATAAATTAGCTTCTTGTTGTGATCCACCAAAAGTTGTTTCACCAGTAGTAAATAATACATTGCAAGTTTCGCCTACGTTAGCGTTTGCAAATGTACCAGAACCCTGGACTTCATATGTTATGTTTGGATCATCATACACGTAAGCAGTCGCAGCAGTATTAGCTTTGATTGCAGTTGAAGCTGTCCAAACTTTGGAGAATTTTACATCTCCACTTGATCTGTCGATGTATTGAACACCATAGAACACACCTAGTGCGTTCGATGTATTTGTTCCAATACCTACAGTTCCATCAGATAGTAATGTTACTAAATCACCAGAAAATAGTGAAGTTGAATAAGCATTAGCTATAGGATAGGCCTGAGGTCTTACAACACCGCCAGTTAAATGCCTAAGGGGTACAAACCCATTAGGAGCATCTGTATTAGCCATTTTATAACTCCTTGTTATAAATTATTACTCTTTAAAACCGCCCCTCGTAACTTCGGTCTTATAAGAACGGCTTATAGGATTTCCAGGTTGTTCTACTTTGTGAATATCCATCTCAACTGATCGCATTAAGTTTTCAGTCATTCTGGCGTAATATTCATTACGTTCATTTACCATATGTTCTGGCATTTCACAGAGTACCATTCCTTCCATACCTATATAACCAGCAAATTTGCCATGTTCAATCGTAGCATACTTGTTAGCATCAGGAACAGTTTTAATGTCCCTAGGTTGCCAACCTTCTCGCATACGTTTAGCGACATTTGTCGGTGTTTCCTGTCCTAAAACCATCGTTGCAATCCATCTCTGTTTGAAACCAGGTCTTGGTTCAGGTGCCTCCAATAAGTTAGTTGGGCGCCACTTTGAAGCTACAGTCGATTTCTCAACTCTAGTTTCATTTTTTATTTTATTATTCTTCATGTCAGGCTCCTATAGTTGTCCTGTATCACTAAAGCTTTTTACTTCTTTAGCAAAACGTTTTAGTGCCGCTTCATCATTGATATCGATACCGAATTTTTTAGCAGTATCTAAATCTTCAGAAGTAAGCTTAACTCGATTACTGTCAATTCCTTTTTTACGAGAAACTCCAGCAACAGGAGATTGCACTCTGTTAGCTTTTTGTACCACATTTTTGTCAGTTTGAGAAGCACTTTCTTCAGATTTACTAAAATAAGGTAAATTAGAAGCTTTTAATCTTCTAGTCATCTCATTATAATATTCTGGATCATTTACATCCCAACCCTCTTCAGTTAATTCAGCATCAATTCCATATGCCATAGCTGTTTCTTTACGATAGCCAGGTTTATTGAACCAAGTACTGTTTTCTTTAACCCAATCTGATGCTAAAGGTGGTACTGTTTTTTTAGTATCAGTCTTTTTAGGTATATCAGAAGCATATTCTTGCGTCTTATTCATCTGATTACGAATATCAGCCATATTTTCATATAACTTAATTTGTTCATCAGTATTTCCTTCCTCAATAGCTTGTTTAAGCTTTTGAGAAACTTGCGAATATTGACTAGATAAAGATTTACTTGCTAAGTCAAGAGTTTTTTTCTCCATATTAGCCAATCTATCTTCTAATTCAGCAATTCGCTGTTCAGCTTCAGCTCGTTTAGCAACTTCTTTTTGAATTCGCTTACGAACCTTCTCTGAATAAGGAAGTTCATCTGAATAAGGCGGAACGTTTGATTTAGTTTCAGCTTTTTCTTGAATTTTAGGCTGATCTATTTTTTCTTCTGCTTTTTGTTCTACAGTTTCTTCTCTGTAGTCGTTCATTAGAGCTTCAAGTGGATTTTGAGGAACTTCTATTTCTTTTTCAGAAGTAGGTTCATCTAACTTCACTTCAATCTCTTTCTTTATTTCTTCTTCGTTAGGCATAGTTATCTCCTATGTTGGCGTTATTCTTAACTCAATAACGTATGTTTATATTTGCTGAGATACTACTTCAGAACTTTCGAGTGAAGCAATGATCTCATCATCATTTACTATCACCATTTTGACATTTTGTACAGATATGCGTGCGCCGGCATAACGACCAAACAAAACCCAATCTCCTACTTTACACCAGGGAGATTTTCTATCACTATAACATTCAGGTCCCATTGCTATTACTTGACCTACACTATTTAAATAAGCTTGTGTATCTTTATTTTTATCTGGTAAATAAATGCCACCTTTTGTTTTAGATACAGGTCCTTTTGGTCTTATTAAAATTCTATATCCAACTGGTTGTGGAACTTTTGTAGGTGTAGGTACATCATCTTCTGTAGCCCATGCTTCATTACTCATCATCTTCTATTTCTCCTTTTTTATATTTTTCAATTATCTCATTAATAATTTGTAGAGATTTATCTAAACCTTGACCGTAGCCATAGTTTCGTTTAAACTCCTCTATGTTATCTACACCTTTTGACAACAAATTATTACCTAATTCTTCTTTATGCTTTTTTATTTGGTTCTTGATCGCTTGTAGTAGTTTTTCCATTTACCATTTCTTTCAGTTTATTAAGAGCATCTTCAAAAGATGCATTTAATTGTTTAGATGCTAATACAAATTGTTTTGGTTTAACCAAACTTATAGATATTTTTTTATTTTCTAAAAATTTTTTAGCTTTTCTAATTTCTTCAGCTTTAATAGCCATATTACTTATCACGTTTTGCAATTCGAGAAGCTGCCTCCACTATTTTAGCTTTCACTTCAGCATCTTTTCTAGCTTGTTGTCTCTCATTAGTTTTGACACCTTCTTCAAATCGAGCTTTACGAATTCCTAATTCTTCTTTTTTCATTTGAAGATTAGCCATTTTCTCTTGCATATCCATTTGCATTTGTTGTTGCTCTGGACTTGGTGGCATACTACCCATTAAATTTTGTGCTGCTTGTGCAGCTGCAGCTGCAATTCTATTTTCTTGTTCAATAGGAAGTGGTTTTGATTCTTTATCATTAAATTCTTGATTAAATTGACCACTTGATACTGGAATTCCTTCTTGAATTTGAGCTTGCATCTGTTGTTGATATAAAAATGCCATATGTTGACCCATATGTGCTAACATTTGACCATATAAAGCTTGTTTAGCTTCAGGTGTTCCACCAAATCTAGGATCATTAATGAATTGTTGATGAACTATAAGATGAGCTTGATGGTCTTGTTCTTCAAAAACTTGAATAGGTTTACCATTTAGTAATGCCATATTCTCAGAAACTGGATCTCTACGAGGAGTTTCTTTATCATCTATTAATAAATTCTCATAATCAGGTACATTTAACGATTGTAAAAATCTTTTATAAGCTTGTTTTACATCAATAATCTGTGGAGCTTGTTGTGCTAATTGAAGTCCAGTCTGAGCTAAAGCTATTCTTTGAGCAGAAGATGAAATATTAGGATCAGATACTGGTACTACATCTATCGCTTGATCAAAATCTTTTCTTCTAATGATTTTTTTCTCACCAATAGTTTCATATGGATATTCATCGTCTAAATATTCTCCATTAATTTCATAAATTAATTTAAATTCTCTACCTTGAGCTTGATGTAATCGTTTATGTATAGCCGAAAATACTTTAGAACCTTGTTCTATAAGAGCAATAGTAGTTCCTACTGGACCCGATCCTGCGGATTGACCTACCATCGCATCAGCGATTGATGCAAAACGTCTACCTGATTCTGTCATTACTCCTAAAAGTTGAAGTAAAGTAGGAGAAGGTTCTTTAAATGGAAGTGGAATAAAAGATTTTCTTAAATCATCTCCGTAAGCTTCTACTTCTACCCATTCGCCTGGAGATATAGTTAAATCTCCACCTTCAATTCTTGCTCCTTTAGCTCTAAAGCCACCATTTAAATTTGCGAATGCTGCTGAATCTAATAAAGCTCTTAAAGCTCCAGTGCTTGCGTGTTGTAGACCGCCGATCATTTGTATTAAACCAAATCCATAAAACCCTAAACCTGGTAAATATTTATAATGAATAAAATAAGTTCTTTTACGTTTTAATTGATCTTCTTCTTTCCAGTTACGTCTAATTGATAATATAATTTGCATATCATAATCAATAGTAACAATATATGGTAAAGCAATTCCATTTTCATCTTCCCCTAAATCTAAATCTACATGCATTTCTAAAATAGTATGTAATCTATCAGCAGATGATGGAGACATACCTTCTAATCTTTGAAGTGTTGCCTGTATTTGATCATCTACATTAGTATCAGATTGAGTTTTAGATAAAGCAACATCTCTATAAAATCCCACAACTTGATATCTTCTAATTTCGTTTACAGATAATTTCATTACTTGAGTATATCTTTCAGCAGTTTGTAAATCTGTATTTTGATATGCTATTACAAAATCTTCAGCTGGTACAAATTTTGCACAAACTCTATCTAAAGTATCATCGAAATATATTTTTTTAAAAGCTGAACCAGATAATGATAAATAAAATAACATTTGATCTAATTCATTAAAGTAATCTGGAATTTGAGTAGTAAGTTGATAATTCATATAATCTTCTACTCTTGAAGCTTGTTCAATTTTTTTATCAGTAATTTTACCAATAATTTGTGTTTTCACGGGCCCACCAGCAGGGAATAACTCTGCAATAGCTCTCGCTTGAAATTGTGTGGCAGCTTCTGCAAGTAACGGATGATGTACTCCAGAAGCTCCTGGAAATGGATCGTTTCTATCTTCAACAATTACACCTAACATCTTTAGACCTTTAGAGTATTGGTCTTCCCATTCTTTTCTTGAAGACTTATCATCTTCATAAGCTGTAATTAATTGTTTTCCAATTCTTGAAACTTGAAAACTATCTAAAGTTTCTGCAAGATTTTCGTAATGATCACTTTCAAAAACTTCTTCAGCTTTTTCAGTTTCATCTTCATTTATATCGACAGTGATTTTTTTACCCTCATCATCGGTATATTGCAGTTTCTTTTTATCTAGTTCAACTTCAAGTGCCATATTATTTTTTCTTTTTACTTTTAGGAAATCCAGCTTTCATATTTGCATATGCTTTTGGAGTTATAGTAGATTTAGATTTAGGTCTACTAGTTCCTGCTTTTTTTCTTGCATTTATATTTGCATATAGTCCTTTTTTCTTTTTCATAGGTTTACTAATTTGTTGTGGAAAGTTTGGTCTTGCCAACGGCATTACTTTTTCTTTCCTTTTTTGATTACTCCTCTTGCCATTAATATATCTTTTTTAGTAACTTTACCGTCACCTGACATATCAGGAAAAGATTTTTTATTTTTTTTCTTTTTCATTATTTTTTTCCTTTTCTTGCTTCTGATAAAGCAATTGCTATAGCTTGTTTTCTTGATTTAACTTTTTTCTTTGATTTTCCAATATTAAGTTCTCCCTTTTTATATTCTTTCATAACTTTGGAAATTTTATTCTTCATTTTTTTCATTGTTTAATACCTCCGGGTTCATACCCTATACATCTATTAAATAGTATAAAACAAAAAATCACTGGAATAAAGCTAATTATTCCAGTGATTAAACAATCAAAAAGGATCTTATTTTGAGAAGTTTGCTTTGTAGTCTTCAAAAGCATCTTTCCAGAACTTTTGA